TTAAACGTAGAGCGGGCGCATACGTTGGATTAGATTCGGCATATCCAGGCATCTTAGAAGACTCTTTCTACTGTTGCAATATCTGCATCAGGTTGAATATCTTCAATATCTAGAAACTCTAAGCTTTGGAATGAAGCACGATGCACTTTTGTTCCAACTCTCATAGATGATCCACCATTCTCATCTTTGATGTGTCGATGAAGAGGGTAATACATATTCTTAACAATATGCTTTACAACACCAAGAGGAAGAGAATAAACTTGCCCATCAACAAGGTCAAAACGCTCAAGAGGGTCTTCTTTAAACTCTCTGTACATAAAGCTTAGTGTTTGTCCTGGGGCTTCATCAAACTTAAATATCCCTTTAACCTTTTCACGCATCTTATCACGAAGGTAACGCAAGTTAGTTTTAGGTAATTCTGCTGTCTTAGTAGCTAATTTATTGTCGATACTTTTTTGTGCCATTTGTATCCTTATATTTGAGAAGGGAGACATACAATTAAGTATATCTCCCACCTGAAGATTATCTTATTGATTATCTACACTGAATGATGTACCAGCACGCCAGTAGATCACATCAGAAGTTGCACCTGCTGGGCTATCAGTGCCGGCAGCAAGATTCATTCCAACAAAACCAGTGTTGTTCGTTGCATCAGATAATAGATCAACACTCGAGCTAATAGCTTGAGCTGAATCCATACCCATAGGTACGACCATCGCAGGAGTAAACGGTGCATCAGCACTTACTGGGAATGCAAAAGCAGTGAACGCAGAAGAATCTATGTCCAAAGTAATTGTATTTCCAGAAGCGAGAGTAGTATCTATCGATGTGATAGTACCTTGCAGGCCGTCAGCTTCTATCATGCCGTAACCAGCTGGAACAACTAAACGCACTTCTTGTCCTACTTTATAACCGTGAGTTACACTCATAGTTACTACAGCTGAAGTAGCCGCTGTAACTGCAGTTATAAAGCGATGACGAGGGTAGTACAGTGGGTCGAACTTAAGTCTACGCCAGCTACCAGTAGTAGCAGTCGCAACTTGAGCCATGTAATCCAAACTAAAGGTAGTAGCCCCTAGAGTGTTATGACCAACAGTGAAGTCCATTCCACCAAGTTGTTGTCCAGTAACAACATTGAAAAGTCGAACAACATCACCAGCTACTAATCCATTAGTACCACTATTAGTTACTACAGGTATTGCTGCGTTAGACACGTCAGTAACAGTAGCATTAAGAGTATCATTTGGATCAAGAGATGAATCTACATAAGTAAATCCACCAGTAGTGATAATATCTTCTAAGTTTGCAGCATTTGCAGCATTAGATTTCTTAGTTTCCCATGCATAACCATCAGCATAACCACGTTGCCAGAGGTATTTAACCCCGATAGCAGTAGTTTGATTAGCATCAGCAACTGTGTAGTTGTAGACTTCCATCCAATCTACACCTGAAGGAAGAACAATAGTCTTAGTTGTTCCATCAGAAGTAAAACGTCCTTGCATTGGCTGGCTTAATGAATTTGCCATATCTTATTCCTTTACGCTAGTGTGCAACGTGAGTTCAATACCCAAAGGTCATTAGTGATCCTTGGTACTTGAGCCATTTTATAACCTGCTGTTGCATATAATCCAAGAGGTCCACCAGCAATTGTAGGCGGTCTATAGATAAAGTTAGCACTGTAACCATCTTGCTCTATACATGCATAAGCTTCCATACCAACACAGAAAACGTTCATAACATCTGCGCCAAGATTAGAGGCACTTTGTGTTACAGAACCAATAGAACTCAAGAAGAAACGAAGGTTTCCAATTGCGCCCCACTCTGAATCTTGCAATCCAGTAGAAGTTGGGTACTGAGCTTTGTGAACAAATCCAGCAACGTTATCTAAGTTCCCGATAAGTTGAGCTGAACCGAGTGCAAAATAAGAATCACGAATTGGGGCTGTGCCAAATTTATCGGAGCCTTCAAGCATGTTGATCATTGTGTTTGCATTGTTATTTTTCAATGCACGAATAACACTATCAACATCTGAACGTGTGATTTCAGTTGGGTTATCACCATTAACACCACCAACACAGTTAATCAATGAAGCAGTAGATGCCAACATGTTACGTGTTAGTTCATCTTCAGTTTGACGAAGAGAAACACCTAAACGTCGAGCAGCTTCATTTAAAACGGGATCTTGGTTTTGTAGAGTAACTTGCTCATGTATTTCTACATAGCTACCATAAAAATCAATCTTTGCGTCAATGTCAACGGCAGTTAGCGTTTGAGGAGGAGGAGTAACTCCAGATGGACCCAAAGGTACTAATGCACTGTTCAAAGGATTGTATCTACGCATACGAAGAGTAGTACCACCATTTTTAGGCATACGTTTCTTCATAGCAGCAAATTTATGAATAAAGTCAGGTACCGGTACAGCTAACAAGCGCTCATCGAACGACTGTTGAACTGGAGCTGGCAGCACTGATGACGTAGTTATAGCCATCGTGTTCCTTTCTTAAAAAGGTTACCAAAATATGTTTGTTTTAGTAGTTGGCGAGACCTTTATAGTGTTTAACTATATACGCCGATAGGAGGATGCGACTGCCTCTACGCATAGAAAGAATGGGAAAGTGAAGGTACGACTCTTCATACGTGACACTAGTTTTACTATGAGATGTAAAAAAAAACAATCCCCAAGAGGAAAAGATTTCTCTAGACCTCCTGGAGCTGGTTCTCTGTGTATAGAGGAAATTATCCAGAATTGATCGCGGAGACCATTTCTTTATATATTCTTGCACGAGACTCGGCAGTACTTTCTGTGAAGTCGTTCATTTGAGATAATGGACTTCCCTTACTAATAGAGTCCGAAGGCCGTGGCTTAGAAGCATTGATAGCGATAGCTTCTTTCTCTTTTTTATAAAGATCTTGATCAACAACACCCATCTTCTTTATGTATTTATAGGCTACAGATGCCTTAGAGTATAAGTTCTTATTATCGTTAAGCATTTGTGCAAGCTCTGGTTCTTGTTCACGGAACTTAGCAATATTTTTAGCTGAAAGAACTTCATCGATGTCAGGGAAAGATTGTCGCAGCTTTATTTCAGTAGCTTGTTGATCATAGTTTTGCTTTTGCGCAGCCATCTCTTTGCGTAGCTCCAAAAGATCTTTATATTCTGCAAGGTCTGAAGGATCACGGTATATCTCCTGCTTTGGAGGTTCTTGAGATCGTTTTTGCTGTTCTTCGTATTGTTTCAACTTATGCAGATACTCATCACGTTCTCGTTCTGCCTTTTCTCGTGCACTACGAAGTGCAGCAAAGTTCTTTTCAGCATCACTATGTTCATCTTTTTGAGTTGTATCTTGCTGAGAATCTTGATTAGGAGTTTCTTCAACTTGGGAGGATGATTGATCCACTTGTTGAAGGTTGTTCAATTGTTCCACTGATTTCCTTAATTACATTAACCTTGTTTACTTCCTTGAATTCACCATTAAGCTCCATTGCTTTACGATCAAGTGTTCCATCTCGGAAATCTAGCACAAATTGCAGGAGTTGTCTTTCTTCTGGGTGTGCCATGAGTGCTTCATTAACCATAGTAACACTGGCAGTTAGAGAAGGAACAACCCATAGGAACTCAATTGAACCTGATTCGGGATGGTATTGGTATACAACTTGATCATGCTGTGGTGTTGGGCAAGATTCTCGTGCAAAGTAGTAATTACGCATTACATTCTTCATGAGTCGTTCTTGCTTAACTAAAACTACTACAAAGAAATCACTCGTATATTTCTTACACCCGGCAACAATAGCCTCGTGAATATTCTTTTCGTAATCAGTGAGCATCTCTTTCATCTGATCATGAGCAGAATGAGTGTTTTCGTGTGAATTCTTTAGCATGTCCGTTGATATCTTACCTACTGTCTCGCGTGTCATACTATCCTTGTTATTATTTTAACGTATTTTCTTTTAACTGCTTCTTTTGTGATCTATCTGATTGATCAAACAGTTCGTTGATATTCTTTTCGTAATGAGCGATCATCTCTTTCATCTGATCATGAGCAGAATGAGTGTTTTCTAGTGAATTCTTTAGCGTGTCCGTTGATATCTTACCTACTGTCTCGCGTGTCATACTATCCTTGTTATTATTAGTGATGATTACTTTTTGTTTTTAGGATTCAGCTCTGGGTACTTTGAGTACACTTTTTTACGAATACCTGCTGGGTCAGGAGCATTATGAGCAAGAGAAAGTGCTGCCATTGCGCGCTTCTTACTGTTTATTGGGTAGCTATAAGGAGAAGTCCCGCCAGACTTACCAGCAAAGTCACTCTTCTTAACGCTTTTATATTCGCCTGTGTTAGACGCTCCAGGCTTTTTCTCAAGCTTCTTCTCTGCAGCCTTAGATATCTTTTTACCTTTAGCTACAGTTACCATTTTAGCCTTAGGTTTAACCATCTTCTTGGACTTTACGCAATTTTTACAAGCCACAGTATTTCCTTAAGGTTTTAATGTATTTTCTTTTAACTGCTTCTTTGGTTTCTTAGTCTTCTTACCTTGCATGTTAGGCGGTGTGCCCAATATATCGTAAGCGATCTTAGTAGCTTTCTTATTAGATCTTGGCATAGATGGCATAGTGTCTCCTGGTTACTCACTGCAGAGCTAAAGAAGGTTAACCCTGCAGTGAATTATTAACAACTTAACTATAAGAATTGGCGATATTACTCAACCATTCCTTTAATATAGTTAGGATTGTTACGTGCTTTTTTAGCCAACTTGTCTATACCATCCATTGAATCATCAATGTAGGTTTCAGGGAAGTATGACGGATTCTCTGGATAGAGTTTAGTCATAGTTTCTGTCGGCATATTAGCGACTTTAGATGAATCATTTTTTACCATGTATCCACCCATTGAGTCATAATAACGTTTCTTTGCCATGTTGGCCTTTCGTAGAAACTCCTCCACTAAAGTGAAGAAAGGTTAGTGTTGTTACTGTCGCCTCTATCTACTTCCGGAACAGCTGTAGGCACAACGTCCGGATTTGGATTATTTACAGCATCCTCCGCTTTTGCAATATTTGCAATAGTGAAGAGTTTATGTAATTGATCCAATTCTATTGTATCTATTTCTTTAAGCGCTTTAACAAGGTCAAGAATGCCTGAGAAGCGGTCTTTCTGAGCCTGTGCTTCACGTTCTCCAGCCAACGCCTTATTCTCATCAATCCTACTAAGTCTTTCTTCGCCCATAGAGTTATCAGCATTAGCTCTAGCATTAGCCATCTTAATATTGGCTTCTTTCTCTTGCATAGCGACCTTAAGTTCCATTTCCTGCATCTCAGATTGTTTTTTCTCTTGAGCTGCTGCATTCTCCATGATCTTAGTCTTATTCTGAATGGTAGATGCTTCAAGTAAGTCTGCAGAAGTAATAGGTACGCCAGCTTCTCTAAGTTCAAGCATTTGAGCAAACTGCATCTGCCGTTGTGTTGATGTATTAAGTCCATCTTCAACCGCTGCGTCATATGTTCCAAAAGCTTTATTGTAGAACTGATCTGTAGGCTCATCTTCTATGATTCGCTTAATCTTACCAGGAGTGAAGTTAGCTTGGATATAAGAAATCATCAAGTTACCAAGCTGCTTTTGTGATCTATCTAATTGATCAAACAGTATCTGTAGTGTAGTAAGACCAGCACCTTGACGAAGCATAGAGAGGATTCCAGACTTGTCATCAGTAGCTGAACCGAGTAGTTCTTCG